GTCGATGTCGCCGTTAAGGAGCGCCGTCTTGGCCGGTGTGTAGACAAAGGATGCCATCGGTTAACCCCCTGCCGGTTGTGGGACCGGCCGCTGCGCCCGGAGCAGGGCGATCGTGTAGGCCGCGCCGGTGGCATCCGCTGCCACGGCGATCGTGGTGTAGGTGGCGCCCTGGTGGGTGATCGTCCACCCCGCGCCGCAGTCCTGATCGCGGGCCAGGTAGAGCGCCCAATCCGCGCCGCTGAGCAACTGCTCACTAAAGGTGGCTTGGACCGCCCGCGTGCCCGTCCGGGCCAAGCGGCACGGCACCGCCTCCGTGACCACGGGTGTGCCGGCGGTGGTGCCGCCGGACCCGGTGTTGACCGGCGTCCCCGGCGCCCGGAGATCGCACCGATCCACCAACCACCGTGCTGCCAGCATGCGAGTGTAGCCGGTGCGGGCGGGTGTGGTCATCGCCGCCTCCGCTCGGGCGCAACCGGCGTAGGCACCACGATCGGCACACCGCCGCCATCGATCGGCACCGGGCGGCGCTTGCGCCGGACCGTGCCGCCCGCGACCTCGTAGTCGGCGGCGGCGAGCCGGTGCTCGCGGCGGTGGCCGCGGATCGGCCGGCCGCGCCAGATGATCGTGTCGGCGTTCTCAGTGACGAGTGCCATGCTGCGCTCCCTCCTACGGGGTCGGCGTATCCGTGTCGGTGACGCCCTGGACGGTGGTAAAGGTGCCCTTCTCGACCGTGTAGACCTTGCCGGCGGTCGTGAGCACCTGAATGTCATAGACGGCGGCCGTGCCCGGCGTGGGGAGCGCCGTATCGTCCGGCGTCAGGTCGAAGCGGACGGCGGCCGTCGCATCGCCGGCGCCGTCGTCAGTGATCTGGCCGGTGCCGGGCACGTCCGTCGTCGTGATCTCCTTCTGGAAGAGGCCGGGGTCGGCGTCGGTGATCGCCGTCTTCATCGTCAACCAGACGGTCGCCAGGCTGTCGCCGACGGGGAGCTCCTCGATCGTGCGCGTGATCTCGTAGTCATCCCCCTCAACCACCTCGCTGATCGATGCTGCAAGGTTGGCCATCGCTTACTCCCCACTACGCACCGCCACCGTGGCGCTGTTGCCCGCCGCGATCGCCGCCGTGCCGCTGCTGGTGTGGTTGACCGCCGTGGTGCCACTGCCGCCGGCCATAATCGCCACCGTGGCGCTGTCACCGGCGTTGACCGTCACCGCGATCGGCGGCGGCTCCGGCTCCACGCTCAGCACCAGCGGCGCCGGTGCGGCCACGGGCATGACCACCGCCGCCGGGGCGATCGTGGCCGCGCCGGCCGTCACCACCGGGGCGATCGCCGCGGCGGTTGCCGTCACCGGGGCGGGCGTGATCGTGGCCGTGCCGGTCAGTGTTGGCGCGGCCGGTGCCAGGGCGATCGCCTGCGCCGCCGGGGCGGCCGTGACCGTGCCCACCGTGATCGCGGGCGCGGGCCGGGCCATGCTGATCGCCACGGGCGCGGGCGTGATCGTCAACCCGGCGCTGACCGCCGGTGCCGCCGGTGCGATAGCTGCCGCCACCGGATCCGGTGTGGCCGCCACAGCGCCCCCATTGACGGCCGGTGCCGCCGGTGCCAGGGCCACAGCCACCGCGGCCGGGGTGATCCGGGCCGCGCCGGTGACGGTTGGTGTAACCACCACGATCGGCAGGGTGGCCGGGGCCGGTGTGACCCGTGCCGCCCCACTGCTGGTGGGCGTCGCCGGCGCGATCGCCACGGCCACCGGCGCGGGTGTGATGCTGACCGCGCCGACGGATACCACCGGCGCCACCGGGACGATGCTCGCCGGCAGGGGTGCCGGTGTGATCCGGTGGACTGCCTGTACGGACGGCGCCGGGATCGCCAGCGGCGCGGCCACGGCGGCCGGTGTCACCGCCAGCGTGCCGCCCACCCGCACGGCTGGTGCGGCACGGGCGATCGTGATCACCGTGGGCAGCGCCGTGATCGTCTTTGGCCCGGTGTCGTTCTCCGTGTAGTAGACCGTGATCGGCATCGCATCCACCGATGCGATCACATTGAAGCTGACAAAGCCCTTGATATTGGCGCTGAGGGCCAGGCCGAAGGTGCTGGCCTTGATATCGGCGGGCGTCCAGGCCACGCCCCACGTGTCCGCCGCGCCGCCGTAGTTGGCGGTGGCATCGCTGGTCGGCCAGTTGGTCCCCGTGACGGCCTTGTTCTGTGCCGTCTGGATCGTGCCGCCCTTGACGATCCGCACCTCGGCGTCACGCACGTTGAGCGTGGTGCCGTTGGATTGGTTGCTGTTGCGCTCGATGCCGCCGATGATGCCGTCGATCGTGGCGTCATCGGGGATCGCGCTAAAATCATACCCCGTCGCCACCAGATAGTTGGTTTTGATCGTGGTGTCGTTGTTGTTGACACTGGCGGTGGCACGGATGTTATCGCTGGCGGTGGCGTTGCCGGGGTTGGTCCATGCCAGCGTGCCGGTACCGGCGTTGTTGACCACTGACGATGGTGCGGCCGGTCCTACGCTCGCCATAGCTCACCGCTCCACCGCTACCGCCCCCGCCGGCCGCAGGCCACGGCAAAGGTCACGGGCCGCGCCGCCGTCAGCGGATCCTCGCCCAACACCTCGCCGATCGCCTGGTCCGCCAGTGCCCGCAACTGTGCCACCTTGGCCGCCGGGTCAAACGCCTGCCGGCTGTATTGCTGACTGTCCGGCGTGCGTTCCCCGGTCAGGTTGGGCACCGCTGGCACCAGCAACGCCGCGCAGATCCAGATCGCGGCGTTGGTCAACAGCGCCGCGTTGGCCCCGCCCGCCGTGATCACATCGGCGTAATTGGCCACCCGCCGCCCGATCTCCACCTCGGCCGCGCCCGCGTAGATCGGCAGGCCGATCACGTCATCGGGCAGGGTGGTGTCGTCCAGGGACAGATCGATCGCGGCGCGCACCGCCGGATAGTCGGCCACGTCTGGTAGCGCCACGGCGCACCCCCCCCCACGTTAGGCGAAGGCCAGCACCTTGTACTTCTTGCCGGTGGTCACGGTGACCACCACATTCGTGGTGGTGTGCGTGCCTTCCGTCGCCGCGTACTGGCCGACCGTCGCCGGCGTCAGGTCGGTCGGAACGACCACCACCCGGGACGGCGCCACACCCAGGCCGTGCGCGATCGATTGGGCGCTGCCGGTGCCCGTCTGCTCGGTGCTGACAAAGATGCCAAGCTGCGATAGTGGTAGCCGCGCGCTGACGGCCAGCGTCCCGGCCACCACCGAGGTGGCGGTGAGGGTGTCGAGGTTGGTCACGCCCATCGGTCTACCTCCTGCCGGCGCGGCCTAGTTGGCCGCGTCGAGTACTCGCGCCGCGCGGGCGTCCAACACGCTGAACCCGGACACCTCGCTGATGTACAGGTCCTCCGTCTGGTTGTTGGCCCACCGCATCGTCTCGGTGATGTCCGATCCGATCTCCACCAACTGCTCCAGCGCAAACCGGCGGTCGATCGCCACGATCTTGCCGGTGGGCGCATCGGCGGTGACCCCCAGGCGGACGCCATCGGCCAACTGCGGGTTGATCGGCGTAAAGGTGCCGAACTGCGTGGCCGGCAGGAAGCCCAGGGGGATGTTGGCGCTGCCGCTGTTCATCAGCAGGAGCTCCAACGCCATATCGGACTCGGCGAAGGCGTGGGTCATCATGTACGGCTGCGCAAACAGCAGCTTGAACGCCTGCCAGCCGCGCAGGGTGGGCACGTTGCCCGTGGCCGCCGCGTCCAGCGTGGTGATGTCCGTCTCGGTGGCGGCGGTGTTGGCGTTGCCGTCACCGTTGATGATCGTGTCCAGCGCCACCGCAACCTTGTCCACCTCGTTCTGCACGGCGATCCGCTGCACGTGCAGGGCGAAGACATCGATCGGCAGCCGGCGCAGCGCCTCGTAGCTGATCTGCAACCCACGGCCGAACTTGTAGAACACGACCTCGTTGTCGTTGTAGGTCACTTTGACCTTGGGGATGTCCGCGATCTGGCCGACCCGCACCAGGCGGCGCTGGGCGGGCGTGTCCTCCAGGCGCAGCGATTTATACGCATTGCCCTGGATCGGGGTGGTCGTGGCCAGGATCTCGGCCAGCGGGATCTGCGGGGCGATCTGCTCCATCACCACGCCGCCGCGGTACACCCACTGGTTGAGCGTGTCGCCGCGTGGTTGGGTATCGCTGGTCACGGTGCTGCGCGCCGTGGCGTAGGCCGTGCGCCGCTGGATGCGCGCCACAAACTCCGGCACCAGCGCCCGCGTGTTCTGGTCGGCCAGCAGGCGATCCATCGTCTGCGCGTAGATCCCACGCGCCGGATCGCTGCGCGTGATGATGCCGGCCGCCTGCAGCAGCCGCTCAAACGCATCCAGGCCGTGCCCCACCTCGCCGCTGGTGTAGCGGCTGGACGGGTCATCAACCTCCAGCAGTTGCGTCAGGCTGATGCCCTTGGTGCGGGCGGTCTCGTAGATCCGCGGCGACATCCGGGCGAGGATCTCCTTCGGATTGGGCCGCACAGCAATGTCTACCATTGTCTTGTCCCTTTCTACCGGGCATCAAAAAGCCGCCCCACGATGGGGCGGCCCGTGCGGCCCGGCGATGTGCCGTTGGTTACAGGATGACCGCCACGTTGGCGGTGTCGTCGTTGTTGGTGATAAAGCCCCGGCAGCGGGCCAGTTCGGCGGCGGTGGCGCTGTTGGCGGCGCGGATATACCCTTTATTGCTGCCGGCATCGAGGGCGCCAACAATCGCGCCGCCCAGCGTCAGCGTGGCGCCATTGCCGCCCGGCAGGGCCATGCCACCCTTGATCCGGACGGTGGCAAAGCCATCCTTTTCCACCAGGATCAGCTTGCCCAGGACAAACTCGCCGTCGCCGGCCAGGGCGATCGTGTCATCGGCGCTAAGCGTCACCGCCTTGCCCACGGCGCTGCTGCCGTCGGCCACGGTGTCGCTATAGGTGATCGTGCTGTTGTCGATCTTGTAGGTGTCATTCAGGGCGCCCACGCCCTCGTGCGACACCGTCGCCCGCGGATCAGCCATCTGGATCTCCTTACCCCCGGCCTGTGCCGGTCACTGCCCTACGGTCACGTGGCGGTGTCACCGCCACCTGCCGCGTTATGCCTTAAAGACGTGCGCCGGCACCGTCTCCGTCTCGCGCGCCGCGGTGGTGTCCGCCTCGCTCTCCTCGGTGGTGGCCCGCCCACCCGGCAATCGCTGATCGCCAATGGTGCGCCAGTCGTCGCGCATCCGCTTGATCACATCGAGCGGCGCGTCCTTGAGCATTCGCTCGTAGGTCTCCTCGGCGAAGCCGGCGCCGTAGGCGCGCACGCCCTCGGCCAGCGCCTCGGCGACCAGATCGGCGCGGTAGGCGCGACCGTCATCGGCCAGGCTGCGTAGCCCATCGGCCTCGTTCAGGATTCGCTCAAGTACCGTCACCGGCGTTTCGCCATCCGTGAGCTCGATCGACCGCGCCGTGAGCAAACGCACGAGGGCCTCGTCGGTCGGGATCATCGCCCGCGCCCCCGACTGTCCGTCGGTCATCGCTTCCTCCGTCATCGTCATCGCTCCTTCCGCCTGATCGGCGGCTGTCAGCTCGCTCTCCACGTACCAGTGATGGATGCCCATCTCCTCCATGCCGTCAAACAGCACGCCATAGGTCCACGTTGCCACCGCCTCCCGCACCGTGCCCGTCGATTGTCCGGGCATGTGCGGTGTGTCGATCGCCACCCGCACCCGATCGCCGACGGCAAACGCGGCCGCCGCCGCCGCATCCATCGCCCGCTGATCGGCGGCGTGCCCGGACTGGAGCGTCGCACCGCCAAACGGGCGGGCGGTGCCGGGCAGATGGATGCGGTAGCGCACCTGCACCAGATCCCGCTGCGCCGCATCGAGCACCCCCTCGGCGGCCATCGCCCGCGCCTTCTGGATCATCGCGCCGGGTGTGGCGCCGTCGTACACCCCGCTGACTTCAGCCAGATGGGCGTTCTCGATCGTGGCCCGCGCCTTGACCGGATCGCCCGATGGCTCGCCCGCCTCATCGCGCGGCGTATAGGTAAAGCCGAGCAGGTGGCGGCAGCCGTCACGGCTGAGCCAGTCCAGCATGTCCTTGCCGCAGATCGAGCACATCCACTCGCCGCCGTAAAACCCCACGGACAGATCGCGCACCACGCCGGCCTTGATCCGGGCGACGTGCTCGGCGTTGGCCGGCGTCAGCGGCACATAGAAATCCGCCAGCGCCCGCGCCACCCCGCCGTCCCCCGCATCCTCAAAGCGCCCGCGCAGCGTGCCGCCCGTGGGATCCTCGCGGTTGACGTGCGCCCGCAGGTAGGCGACGCCCGTCTCGGCATCGGCGGCAAAGTTGCGCAGGGTGGATAGGCCCATGCGCGTGTCGTAGGCGTCCCACCGGGTGCTGCTGATCTCGCCGCCAAAGAAGTACGGCGGATACTCGTCAAACACCGCCGGATCCAGCGCCCGCGCCCTGGCCGCCGCCAACAGCTCGTCATCACTGGTGATCAACGCACGGGCGTGGACCTGCATCAACCGGGCAAAGCCAAGGCCCGCCGTCTCGTTCTCGCTCATGTCGTGGCTCCTATCAACAACCTGGCGGCCTTACCAGATATCCGGCAGCAGGGGCGGGCCGTCCGGCAAGGGCGGCGATCCAGGCAGCAGACTCTTGGCAACCCACGCGGCGAACCATAGTTCCTCATCCGTGACCTGACCGGGATAGTAGGACGCCAACCCCACCAAGCGCAGATCCGTATTGCGTGTAAAGCGCCGGACGGCGCCGCACGTCACCTGATGCCAGTAGCGGGGATCCCGGTCAAAGTATCCGAGCCACTTGCGGCACAGGGGCACCGCATCAACCGGGATCACAGCGGCCGGGTGGCGCCCCGTGGCGGCAGCGACCGGCGGGGATCACGCGGTTGGTACGGGCGTCCACAGTGCGGGCAATCCACCGGGCCGGCGTCCGGCGGTGGTGCGTTGATCAGCGTCACCCACTGATGGCACCCCGCGCAGGTCCATGCGTAGATCGCCATCAGCGCACCCCCACCGGCAGCGGGCCGGCGTGATAGCCGTTGCGGCGGGCACGATCCTCGTCATCGCCCACGCCGCTGCCCTGCGTGGTGTCAAGCTCCTGGCCATCCGTGCCCGGACCGCCCGCCGGTGCGGCGGTGGGATCGGTGACATCGTTGGGGATCTTGCGCGGCGCCGGCACATCGGGATCCTGGTCCGCGCCCTCCTGTGATGCCTGCTTGTGGCTGGTCCAGCCGTACAGGTATTTGTTGATCGCGTTCTGGATGCGCAACTGGTCCACCTGCGCATCGCGCATCGCCTCGGATGCGCGCAGCTCGGCAAACCGCCACTCCACCACGGCGGTGATGCCCTGCGCCTGCAACCCCACGGTCAGCAGGTGCTCGAGCAACGATTCGCACAGGTGTTGGAAGCCGCGGATGCCCTGCAGATGCGCCTCAAACTGGCGGTTGGCCTGCGTCTCCGTGGCCGATTCGCTGATCGCCATCAGGAACGGCATCGTCTTTAAGGCCCGCACGGACATGCGCTCCAGCGCCTCGATCAGACCGTCGATGCCTTCCAGCGCATCAGCATCGACGGCACCAACCGGCCGATTGACCTTGACCACGCTGGTATGCACATAGGCATCATCCGGCTCCAGGCCGGCATAGACCGTCTTGACCTCGGCGATGATCTCCTCGACCCATGCCTTGTACGCCTGCGGGTCGCTGGTGATCGATGGCGGCGCGGCGGCCGTCAGTTTCTCAAGATCAACCTCAACGTCCAGCCGCGGATACCCCTGCTGCGCCACCACGCGGCGCAGGTCATGGAGCAGGCCCAACAGGAACATCGTCACGAACAGCGCCGGCGCCAACGGCGCCCGCCCGTAGGGTTTCCCCGGCATCGGGTCGATCGGGATGTAGCGCACCGTGGGCCGGTCCAGCGCAACAAAGCCATGCTGTGCCTGCCACTGGCCCACCTGCCAGATATCACCGCGCACCGGATCGCTGCGCCGCTCAAAGCGCACGCTCGCCGGATCGGGTGTGGCCAGGTCCACCGGCACGCGCCCGCGGGCGTCCAATACCAGCTCGCCAAAGAAGCCACCGCGCACCAGCGCCCCCAGGAACAGGCGGTTGATCACCACGTCCACGCTGCCGTACAGGGATTTGAGCGTGGCCATGTGGGCATCAAGCGCCGCCTGCGCCCGCGCATCCTGATCGTCACTGCCGGGCCGCCGCGCCGTGACCTCCCATCCGGGGTTGAGCTCGCGCAACAGATCCCAGAGGGCCCGGCTGACATCCGGCGATAGGTCCGCCAGTAGCTCCAGCAGGCGGTAGGGCGGCAGGCGGTCCAGGGTGTGACTGTCCAGATCGGCCAGTCGCCAGTTGGATTCGGCGTCCTCCGGCGGCAGCACGTAGCGCAGCAGGCTGCTGGTGCCGAACAGATTGTCCGTGCTGATCCGGCCGCCGGCCATCGCCCGGCCCGTCCCCGATGGCGGCGGCACCGGCGTGGCCCGCTTGGTCTTAAAGACATCCCAGATGGCCATGCCGATCTCCTGATCAGGTGGCGGTGACACCGCCACCTGCGCCTATCGCCGTGGGGACCATCCCGATGTAACGCCGTGCACCAGCACCGCCGGCGGCGTGGTCAGAAATACGTGGTCCGGCGCCACGGCCAGGGCAAAGCCATCACCGTCATCGGGCGATCGCTTGTGCTCCTTGCGGTAGGCGTCCTTGGCTGTGATCCGCTTGACGCTGATCCCCTTGTGGATCACCCACCCATAGGTGCGCTCGCACAGGTCCGCCTCAAGCTCATTCGGTACCGGGCCGATGCCGATCGCCGGCAGCACGTCCGCCGCGGCGGCGTACATCGCCGTGGCCGTATCGGCAAAGGCGGCCGGATCGTGGGGCACGCCGTTAAAGTGGACCTCGATCACCCGATAGTCCGCGAACCGCTTGATCAGGTCCATATCCCGGATCAGGTTGTCGATCAGGCCGCTGCCCCACCCGCCGCCGGCGTCCACGCGGATGTGCAGGCTGGTGACGGTGGCCGGCAGCGCCAGCGCCGCCGCCTTGACCCGCTGCGTGTACTCGACGCTATCCAGCTTGGCAAAGCGGGCGGCCCGCCAGGCACGGCCGTTGTGGTGGATATACAGCGTGCCCACATCGGTGCCAAAGCGGGCCACGTCCACACCAAAGCGGGCGCGGGTGGCATCGCCTACGGCATCCGTGCGCCTGGTGGCGGCCTCGTAGCGGCCCACCGGCACAAAGGTGTTGTCGGCCACGTTGGCCGGGGCGATGCCCAACACCCGGAACAGGTACTCCGTATCCGGCAGGTAGATCACCCCCGGCCGCCACGGCAGGCTAAAGGTGTGGTTGTCCGGGTCCGGCGCATCAACCACCGTGCAGTGCTTGGCGGTCATCGTCTCCACGTACTCGCGCCGCACCGCGTTGGGCACCACCTCGCGCCCGGCCACCGCGTTGGGATGGTTGATACAGCTGAGGCGGAAGCTGACCGTATCGGCGCGGGCGCCGTACTGGTGGAAGTTGGATGTCCGGGTGCGCGGGTTGGCGAGCAGCAGCACGATCGCCGTGCCGCCGGATGTCATCGACTCGATCGCGTCATAGACGAAATCGGCGATGCCCTCGGCCTCGTCCAGCACAAACAGCAGGTACTTGCCGTGCTGCCCCTGCACGCGCTCGGTGCCGCGCCCGTGGGCGTCGTGGGTGGCGCGGCCGATGGCAAAGTGGTCCGGCGCCACGTCCAACCGCAGATCCAGCACCCGCCCCGGCAGGCCCTTGCCGATGCGGTCCGCCTTGATCTCCTTCCACAGCAGATCGTGGATCTGGTCCCACCCCGGCGCGAAGGTATAGACGATCGCGGGCGGGTAGCAGTCAAAGAAGTGGTTGACGATACCGCTGGCCAGCTTGGTGTTGTGTTCCCACAACGCCGTCAGGAACGTGTCATGCTCCGGCACCTCGATCGCGATCGTCGGCTCCGGTTGGTCCAGGCGTGTGACCGACCGCACGCGCTCCCACCGCGTGCCGGGCGGTGCGTGCTTGTACCACCAGCGAGGGCGGTCGGGTCGCTCGTTCCGGCGTCGCCGCTCCACCACACGCCGGGCATCCTGTTCAACGCGACGCACGGCATCATCTTTGCCGTAGATGCCGATCTGCTCACAGAACGTCAGTTGGTCGCCAGCGTCACCGAGCGAGACCGTCCAGGCGTTGACCGTGGTTCGCCGGACTATCCGCCCGTGGATCCCGAACCGCTGCAGCAGGTGGGTGATGTCCTCCACCAGTTGGCGCGAGGCGGAACAGTACCCAACATCACGCTTCCCGTTCTTGTCGATCGACGCCCACCCATCGGTGGCAAACAACCGCGACAGGAATACACGCAGCAGGTTGGGCGGCAGTGTAAAGATCGCATCCGGGATACGCTTGTCCCGCGAGTGCGTGTTCGCCATCCCTTGAGCGCGGAGCAGGTTGAGGATGGGGTTACTGCGATCCTTGCCCCGTCCATTGCGCCCGGTGATCATCCAGTCATAGGCACTGATCTGCGTCAGCTTGCAACCCATCCGCTCGGCACACTCGCGGAACTCGGCAAGCTGCGCGTTGTCCTGCTGACTGAAGCAGATCAAGCTGCGCGTGTATCCGCCGTCGCCTAACAGGTAGGCGATGACCTTGACCTCATCCTCTGACAGCGTCGTAGCGGTGCCAAAGGCGGGCAAAGATTCCGCCACCGCGACCAGATCACCCTGTGCAATCTCGGCCAGCGGCGTAAACCCGCACGGATCGATCGTCGGGCGGCGACCGTTGATGAACGTGCCCCGCGCCATGTACAGCGGATGGTCGCCGTTGCGTCGCACCCGCTTGCCGGATTCCGTCACCAGCTCATAGACCGGCTCGATCGCGTTGAACTCGGCACGAGCCGACACAGCCGTGGGCACGCCGTTCACCAAGGTCAGCAGATCAAACGTTTGACCCGCCAGTGACCCGGCCGTGACGCGCTCGCCGGTGCTGAGCGTGATCGGCTCAGACGCCGCCACGCACTTGCCAACGGTGTGGCCGGCCTCGATCCGGATCCGGTTCTGGATCACGTCACCGGGTTGCCAGTGCTGCAGGGTGGACGGGTCCGCGCCCGCCTCGTAGGCATCGCGATCGGCCTGCTGCCGCAACGCACGGGCGTAGGCGGCCAGGATCTCCACCTGGCCGGCGTTGCCGTCCACCCCGGCCCACGGCTGCCACCCCAGATAGGTGGTGATGTAGCCGATCGGGTCATAGCGGTGGTGGGCAAAGCGGTGGACGTTGGCGCCGCGGCGGCGGCGCACGTGCGCGGCCTGTGCGCGGACGCGGAGGATATCAGCCGCCGATGAGGACGCGAATGGGGTCGTCACCATTGGCGATCCGCTCCAGTTGATCGTCCGTCAGTTTGTTCAGGTCCAGGTGCTTAAAGATGGCGCTGGATTTGCCGTCATCGACCATGCCCTTCTCGGTGGCGATCAACTTCTCCAGCTCGCGCAGCTCGCGCAGCAGGCTGGCGTCAACCGCCCACTCCTCGCGCCGGCCATCACGCAGGTAGGTGATCGTGTGCGCCAGCAGGCCCGTCTCGGCGCCCGCCGCGGCGTAGCCGTCAAAGTCCAGATCACCGCCCCGGCCGGCCGCCACCGCCGCATTGCGTTTGCGGTTGGCCTCGGCCCTTGCCTCGATCACCTGCACCATCAACGTGTGCCGGGCGATCTGGCCGGCGATCAGGTTGTCCTTGTTGGCGATGCCCTCATCGCGCAGCGCCTTGACGATCGCGTCCGCTGCATCCTGTACCGCGGCGGCAAAGGCGGGATCCTTGCGCCAGCGATGCAAGGTCATGCGCGTGACACCGATGCGCTCCGCGATCGCGTCATCGGTCAGCCGTCCCTGCGCCAGCAGTTCCACGGCGGCGCGTCGGTTCTCGCGTAACATCTCGTAACGTCCGGGTTGGTCTACTGCACGCAAAACGCCGCCCCGGCATCACCCAGAGCGGCGCTTACGGTAATTATGCAAGTTACATACTAAGCGTTACATGGCGTGCAAACAAGTGCGCGCGGGCGCGGATGGCGCGATCAGGT